CCGGCGCTTGATGGCATACTTCCGGTAGGCTTCCGCCCGCTCATACTTTTCAAAGGAGCGCCGCTGGACTTCGCTGAACGCCGCCATCGCTTTCTTGGCGCCCATCGCGGCAAGCATGGCCCACGCGCCGTTTTCCGACATTTCCTTCATGCACCGCTGTATCTCTGTTTCCGCTTCCTCAAGCTGTCTCGCGGTCAGCTCCTGGGCAATGCCCTGGGCGTTGGGCTGGGATTCCTCCCAGAACGAGCCGTTGAACACGATGTAATCCGTAGCCGGGGAGAAGCGGAGCCGATCCATGTACTCCCGTGACAATACGATAGCCTGGCCTACATCCGAGAAATCCTCCGGCATCAGCAGGAAGTCCTGGTTGTACTGCTCCGGCGGGATATATCCCTCCTGGGCAGCCACCTTCGCACCGAACTTCACGGCGCTGGCCCAGATACCCGCAAGCTCCGCATCATCCAGCGGCGGGCTGCATTTTTCCGCTTCCTTCAGAAACTGCTTATGGGCCTCCTCCGTATTCCCCAGCCGCTTGATGATCCGGCCGGCGTAATGGGACATGGTCTTGTTCCGGGAACCCTCCGGAATCTGCCCCTGCGCTGCGTCCCACTCCGCAAAGCTGTCTGCCAGGAACTCATCAATGGTAATCTCGCCGTCATACACCTCGACCACCGCGTCCTTTACCCCAAACAGGAACCGGGCACTGTCTTTTGCCCCATCATCGAAATAGGGGTAATCGGCAATCAGCTTGTCCTTCCATGAACTGTAAAGAGCTGCATCCGTTGTCTCCGTGCAGATAAAATACACATGGAACCGTGGCCTGGGGCCGCGCTTTCCTTTCTGCTTCATGTGGCTCCTGCTGTAGACAAAAATCATCCCCACGCCCGGAAAGTCCATCGCCACATCAAAGGGCGTGAGCCAGTCGTCAGGGTCATCCGAGTGGTCGTTATCGCAGTCCATCGGCAGGCAGTCCGCTTTCAGGAAATTGTCCACGCTGCGGTAGTTCTGCTTATATGCCGCACACACATGGTCGA